TCTCTTGTTGGTTTGACTCTAAATAAAAATGATGAATAGATTTGTACAATGTTTCTACAATGATTATCTAAAGGAGTGTTTGCAAGTCTTTGATTAAACTCATTATCAAGTTCAAGATTATATCTGTTTAGATATTGACCAATCATATAGTCATATCCACCATTATACGATCTTATGTAATACTCCCAATTGCTAATATTTTCTTTGTAATCTTTATGAGTATCTAGAACTTGATCTTTGCTGTATGCCATAACTTCCTTCTTTTACATTCCATCTTTGAGGATTACTAATTGAACTCTTAATTGTCAAAGGTTTTAGATAATCTACTAAATACCCAAGAGCATCGTTCATGTGGTCAAATCCTTCCTCTTTATCTGGAATATTTGTGTTTTCTTTGTATATCTGCCTTGATAAACCTTTTATCAAGGTTTTACAATAATTACTAATAAAAATATGTCTTTGACCATTCGTATCTTTTAATTTTGCATTCACAGCATTTATTCTATCTCTGACAGAAGTATGTTTATGTTTTGCCTTAACATTAAATCCTGCGTTTTGTAAAATTGATAAATCAGTTCGTCCACCTGCTGATGTTTTTCTTTGCCTACACGCTGGATCAGGGTAGATAAATATAGGTACTTTTGTTCCGTATCTATCTTTTATTTCTTGGCACATCTCATCAGTATTTGATCCATAAATCACTATCTCATCTATAAAATATAACTTTTCATTATGTATTTGTGCAACACAAGCACTCATGGGATCGACATTAAAGTCTAATCCCAAGTGCAAAGGTTTACTCCAATCAATCTTTTTATCTTTGACATTCTCGTATTGATGAAAGTTATAATAAACTTGTCCTGCGTAGTTTTCAAAAGTTCCTTCAAATTCTTGTCTAAAAGTTCTTTGATCTAGGTCTGATTTGGCTTGTTCAAGTTCTTCTTTTTTAACTATACCGCCATCTGCCGTTGTAAATTGAAAAGACTCCCATTCATGATCTTGCTTTCCTTTCAGATACATTTCATAAGACCAATTACCATATCCTCTTGGTGTACCAGTAAATAATACTTTTGCTTTTTTATCTGCACAACTAGCTCTTAATACTTCAAACCATGTACGTTTATCTATGTCCGCAAATTCATCTAATATTAAGAAATTAAGTCCAGTACCTCGTAAAGAATCAAAATGATCTGCACCTTTAAGTGATATTGTGCTTCCTGATTGTCTAATTCTTATTGTTAAAGTTGTTTCGTTAATATCCTCAATCCAATTAAAAGCGTTAAGTATTTCTTTTAGATCAGACCAACAAATGTCTTTTGCCATTTTAAATGTCGGTGCTACATACCAAATAGTTTGTTTTGTTTTAGCTGCATATTTCATCATTTCAGTAATACACAGATAAGTTTTACCAAACCTTCTACCACTAATTAGAACTCTAAATCTTTTGTTGCTCTGTGATATTTGGAATTGTGGTTTCGTTAATTTTATTCTCATTTATTTCTAAACAATAGAAATTTATTGTTGCTTTTTGCTTATTAACTTCTTTCGCTGGTAGTTCTTTAAAAACATTCATTGATATTTTTGACCCTTCTATCATACAGCTTTTGTAGCTTTCAAACTTTTCGCTGTGCATAAAATCTTGGCTACAATAACCAGTAAGCGAAGAACATAGCTGCATAACTAACATAAATTTAATCATCTTTTTTAAACATATCTGGACTTGGAGATTGATTTTTTATTTTTTCAGCAAATTCATCATATCTCGGTGTTTCTCTTTTTGCGTATAAATATCTCCATAATTTGTTTTCCCATCTTGAAAAAATTGTAAGTAGTATTCTAGCAATGTATCTTTTAAATTTTGTAATCATAATCTAAAACCTTTTTTCCATGATTCTATTGCCCAAAAGGCAGGTGATAAATTTTTCTGTCCTTTTACTTTAGCAAGAATTGGTCTGAATCTAGCAAAGAACATTCTTTGTCTTGTAGGATTATTTTTTCTAATTGGTAGATTAGGATCACCAAATCTAACAACTTGAACACGACCAGTTGATTTGTTTCTTACATATACACCAAACTTTTTTGATTTGCTTGGTGTCCTAAAAGGTTTGTTTAGTTTTACATTTCTGCCTTTGAATTTAGCCATATTATTCTATCTTCTCTATCCGTAATATTTTATTGTCCTCTGATAATTCTGCTTTTACTCTTGAACACATATACACAACACGGCTACCACTATTTCTTGTTGCTATTCTTCTTTTGGCTAAACACTCAGATACACTTGGCATATAAGTCATCTCCATTAGTTTCTGTGGGTCTCCCACAAACATAAGTAATGCCATGATCTCTATCATTTTAAACCATTCTTCCTAATTAGTTTTTCAACATCTTCTTGAAGTTTTAGAATCTTCTTTTCTGCTTCTTTTAGTAGAACTTTTGTATGTATATTCTCATCTAATTGTTTTTGATGCTTTTCAATCAGTTTCGCATTGTGTTCAATAAGCATATACATTTCTAAATTCTTTGGTGTTTGTTCTGCCTTTTTAAGCAAATCAGCTTCCATCAAATCTAATCTTGTACTATGTTGATTGATCTTTTCCTGAATACCAAAATAACTCATTGTGCCTATTGCTACTATACCAATCAAACTTAAAACAGTTTTCATTGGCATTTGTATTTTTGATTCTTCGCTAATCTTTACTATTTCTTTTCTTGCCATAAAACTTTTCTCTGCGTTTATCTGCTTCTATTTCTTTTAAAAATCTTTTTGTGTTAGGATCATCAACATCTTTGCTTACATAAAACTTGTTCATGTAGTCAATAAACAATATAAAAGCTGCTAAAAAAATTAAACCTTCTACCATATTATGTATATATACTAGTTACAAATATAGCCAACAATATTTTTGTTGTATGGCAAGGTCTCCATAAGATATTCAAAATATCTATCGCAATCTACATATCTTCTTGTTGAATATTCCTTTTGGTAGATTAATGAGCTTGTTGTAAATTCTCCAAGAACAAACAATATTATAATTGTAAGTTTCACTAAAATCTCTCCCTTTTAATCCTTCTTGGTCTATATGAATGGCAAATATAATTATCTCTTACGCCAAAGCATTTGTAACCTGCACAAAATCTTCTAAATCCTGAATAAAAGGCACAATTACCACACGCTTGTTTTTGTTTAGTAGGTTGGAATGTTTGTGGAAGTCGGTAGTCTATTATCTCGCCATTTGGATAAAAGTTAGATCGTTTTAACATAATGTAGATTCTATTCGGTTTTTAGCAATTTCAAAATAGTTTTTATCTAACTCAATTCCTATAAATTCTCTGTTTAAGTTTTTAGCTGCAACTCCAGTAGAGCCAGAACCCATAGTAAAATCTAAAACTGTATCGTTTTCATTAGTATAAGTTTTTATTAAGTATTCTAATAAGGCTACTGGTTTTTGTGTTGGGTGTAGTTTTCCTTTTGAATTACTAACACTTGGAAAATTTAAAACACTTTTAGGATTAACTTTTAATGGATTATATTGTTTTAATCCTTGATTTTTTAATTTTATATGATTTGATTTATAAAACCCATAAAGCTGTGTTTTTGCTCTTACTTTTCCATTTTCGCTTCTGTCCATTAATTGTTTATTGAAACAAGGTTTCCCATTAAAAATAAAAATAGATATTATTTCATGGTATTTCATAGGCATATAAGAACTTGTTGCCATTCCTGATGGCATAGATTTTTGCCATATCCAATCATATTTAAAGTTTTTAATATTGCTCATTCTTAAAAAACTACTAAAAGGCTCACTTCCAAATAAAGCTATACAACCATTATCTTTAATAATTCTTTTAAGTTCTTTCCACATTGGCTCAAATGGAATTACACTATCCCACTTACATTGTGTTGTTCCGTAAGGTTGGTCAGTTAATACAAGGTCAATAGACTTATCAGGTATTGTTGGTAATACCTTTAAGCAATCATCATTATAAAGTTTCATTTACCTTGACCTCGATATTTAAGTTGTTTTTTTGATCTGCCTTTTCTTTTATGCTTATTCATTGTTTTGACTTTTGAAGATGATGTTATTCTGCCTTGTGATGTTCCTTTGTGTTTTTTTTCATAAACAACGGTAACGCCAAATATATTACCCTTTTTCTTTGCCATCTGTATCTATATCTTCTGCATCTGCTTCAATAATCAATGGTAAAGGTTCTGTCGTTGTCGTTTGATGTAGTTTGTCTGACATTCCAAGATATTGCTTACTTAACCATTTTTGCATATCTGTTGAATCTTTTTTAATAGCTTTGTCCCACATCTTTTTTCTAAGTGATGCCTTACCTTTTTCACGATATTGGTCTATTATTTCGGCATAATTTCTATTTAAAGTTCTAGCAGATACATTTAAAACTTTTGCTATCTCATAATCAGGGCAACCAATAGATGCTAAATTTTTTAATATTTCTATATCTACAATTATTTTAGGTCTACCAGCACCTTTTCTGTTTTTAGTCATATTTGCCTTAATTTTGTCCATTTTCTAATTCTGCCTTTTTCCCTGTAAAGTTCTCCCATCTTTTAATTATAATATCACAATATTTAGGGTCTAATTCTATACCATAACATTTTCTATTTGTTTTTTCACAAGCAATTAATGTACTGCCTGATCCCAAAAATGAATCAAATATTATATCATCTTCTTTAGAATTATTCAAAACTGCCTTTTGTGATAAAGCAACAGGTTTTTGAGTTGGGTGCTTATATCCTGAAACATTATCTCTTTTTACACTCCATATACTAGTGTTTTTTCTATCTCCATAAAAGCTGTGTTTACCTTGTCCCTCTTTCCAACCATATAAAATAGGTTCGTGCTGTGATCTATAATCTTGCCAACCCATTCCAGCATTTCCTTTATCCCAAATAATAGTTGATGATTTTTTAAAAAATTTCTCAAAGTTTATTTCAAATGCTATTTTGGGTTTACTATGACTATCAGGGTGACAGACATAAATACAACCAAGAGGTTTTAAGTAATCAGACATAAGATTAAAGTTTTTACATAAAAAATCTATAAAATCATTTTCACCCATATTATCGTTTTTAATTTTACCAAGATCATTTTCTCCTCTACCTGAATAGTCAACATTATAAGGAGGATCTGTAAAAATCAAATCAGCTTTATTATTATTGAATAAATTTTTAAATGTTTCTTCTGCTGTACTGTCGCCACAAATTAGTTTATGTTTTCCAAGTTTCCATATATCTCCTAGTTTAGATATAGGTTCTTCAGGTGTTTCAGGGACTTCATCTTCATCAGTTAAACCTTGTTTTTCCTCAAATAATAAATCATTTAGTTGATCTTCATTAAAGCCTAACAAATCTAATTTAAAATCTTTAGCTTCTAGTTCTTTAATTTCCATTTTAAGTAATTCACTATCCCACTCGGATTCTTCAGCAGTTCTATTATCAGCTATTCTATATGCGTTTATTTGTTCTTCTGTAAGATTGTCAGCAATAGTTATTGGTACTTCTTTAAAACCTAATTTTTTTGATGCTCGGTATCTAGTATGTCCAACAACAATAATTCTATCTTTATCAACTACTATTGGCTGCCTAAAGCCATATTCTTTTAAAGACATAGCAACCTTTTCTATTGCAGCATCTTTTAATTTTCTTGGATTGTTCTCATATGGTTTAATGCTTGTAATATCAGCAATTTCTATTTTCATAATTTTGTCTATTTTAAAACCATACAATAATCCCACGAATAGCCAAAACTAAATATATAATTTCCATTGCTGTTCTTGATAAATCACCATCTTTGAGACCCACATATACCCACAACATACAAGAAAATGTTGATAAGCCCCAACCTATCCAAAGCATTTCAACTACTCCATTTGTAAGAAAATATACAC